GTGGAATCTTCGGTACAGAAGGTGCTGCATAATAATACTGGGGGAGGGCATTAGCTCTCCCTCAACTTTTAATCCTGACAGCGAAAGCTGACTTATCCCAGACAGGAGATTAACATGGGTACAACTACATTTACAGGACCAGTCCGCTCGGAAGGTGGATTTCAGGTCGTTTCTAAAAATGCAACAACTGGTGCTTATACTGATATTGCAACGGTTGCTTCGACAGGCATTGTCACTGACAAATATGTAAAGCACGTTGGCTTCGCCACAGGCGTTACAGTAAACACCACAGCAGGTGACAGCCCGACCATTGGTGAGTTTACACAACCAGCAAATACAATCATCACAAACATTAAAATCTTTTGTGACACAGCTCCAGTTATTGGAACAGGCGATATTGGTTACGAAGTTGGTACATCGTCTTCTGGTGCGCAAATTGTTGCTGCTGTAGCAGACGAGATTTTGGATGGCGGTACAACAGTTGTTGTACACAATGTAACATTGACAACTCTTGTTGTGCAGACACAAAGTGGAACGACAGCTCCAGCTTCTGTTCAGTATACAGACACCGAAAGAACAATCTACTGCAACATCACTAACACAGTTGATGCCACAACAGCAGGTTCGTTTACGTTCATTGTTGAGTACGTTCAAATTGCGTAATTTAATTAATCTAGGAGGGGACAACTCCCCTCCTTACATTATAGGAGATTAATATGGGCGTACAAACAGACGTACAAGTCAAGTTCATAGCTGATGAAAATGCAGCTGACCCAGATCGGCTTGTTACAGCAGCTAGACCGAATACATCAGCAACAATGGCAGCAACTACCTTCGTGGGTGGCGGTGCTAGAAACGTAACAGTAACGACTACAGGCACTGGCGATAACGAAAAAACTTGTACCATTACTGGGACAGATGTTTTTGGTAATGCAATGACCGAAGTAATAACATCCACAGGATCGGCTGAAGCAGTGGCTGGTGCTAAGTTGTTTCTAACAGTTAGTGCAGTAGAATGTTCTGCCCAATACGCTGCAAACATTACAGTAGGATCTGGCTCACTATGTGCGAGTGAAGTCGCTGGTGGTGGACGTACTCGACTAAAGGGATATTCTATTGTCTCAGCAGGGACAGCAGGATTGGTAGACTTTTTTAATGGAACGCCAGATACTGGCTCTACTGTATTTAAAGCTCAAACGATTGGTACAGATAATACGACTGTAGATAATACTATCCCAGATGAAGGTTTGTTATTTAAGAGTGGGTTGTCGGTTAAGTATACAGTCGCAACAGTTGTGTTAATGAACGTATTTTTTGCATAAGGTAAATTTATGGCACTCTCAGGAACAGTAGCATTTAGACCAGACGTTGAAGAAGTAGTAACTGAAGCCTATGAGCGTTGCGGAATAGATCCGCAAACTCGAACAGGCGATCAGGCTGTTTCTGCTCGACGAAGTCTAAACCTGCTGTTCTCAGAGTTTGCAAATAGAGGCATTAATTATTGGGCAGTTTCCCAGAATACATTAACTTTAGCCAATGGGACAACCTCTTATACTTTACCAGTAGGAACAATAGACATTATAGATGCTGTTATAAGAGAAAACTCAACAGACCAAACTATTAATAGAGTTACAATATCTGATTACAATCAAATTCCTAATAAAACAACCAAGGGCAAACCAAGCCAATATATGATTGACAAGCAATATACTCCTGTTGTTTATTTCTGGAATGTTCCTGATAAAACATACACTATGGTTTATTGGGCAGTAAATCAACTTGATGATATAACAGCTTCTAATCAAGACACAGACGTTCCTTATCGGTGGAGCGATTGTATTTCAGCAGGACTAGCAGCAAAATTATCTCTTAAATATGCACCCGACAGATTTCAATTACTGAATGAGCTTTACGAAAGAGCTTTTAATTTCGCAGCATCTTCCGACAACGATGGTGTAAGTTTACGAATACAACCAACCGCATTGAATTTGGTATAACATGGCAAAATATGCAAAAGGCAAAAAATCATATGCGATAAGCGACCGAGGTGGTCAAAGAGTTCGCTATACCCAACTCAGGACAACTTGGGATGGATTGCGTGTTGCACCAGACGAGTGGGAGCCGAAACACCCACAGCTTACTCCTGCCAAAAATGTTATAGATGCCCAGCAGCTTTTCAAACCTAGATCAACTGGGCAAAACCAAGAAGATGTTGTAATATATATTGGCTACTCTTTCGATCCTTTTTTACCAATTCAAGAAAGACCCCCAGTTGGTTGTCCTGGACAGGGTGGTGCAGGATTAATAGACAGAATAGATTTCGAGGCTTATCCAGAAGCAGTAGGTCAAGCAGGCACAGGTGGTGTTGGAACATTAGCATTTGAGCTTTCTATAAATGAAGCAGGTGTTGCAGGTACTGGTGGTGTTGGTGTCGAAGTTCCAGTTGTACAAGTAACAGGAGTTTCTGGTGGTGGAGGGTCTGGTAATGTTGGAGTCGAGGCACTTAACCTTTCCATCCTAGAAAGCGGAGTTGCTGGCACAGGTGGCGTTGGGGCTGAAGTGCCTCAAGTTAATGTAATCGAAACTGGAGTTGCTGGCACAGGTGGTGTTGGTAATGCTACTGGAGTTGTGGTAAACCAAGAGTGGGGTTCTGGCACTTGGAATGATGGAACTTGGGGTAATTAAATGAGTTATACAACCTTAGTTGCTAACATACAAAACTTCGTCGAAGATGATTCGACAGAGTTAACTGCGTCTATTGATACGATAATTGCCCAAGCTGAGGAGATGGTTTTTCAAAGATTACCTAATCTTCCTTGTTTTAGAAAAATTACAACAGCCAACTTAGTTATTGGCACTTTCGATTATACTGTTGCCACAGCAAGAATGATAAGACAAGTTTCCGTTACAGACTCCAGCGGAAATGTTGACTACTTGAATCATAGGATAGACTCCTATCTAAGAGATTATTGGCCAAAGTCAAGCACGACTGGAACTCCGATAATGTATAGCACGAAAAACGCAACAACCTCCGGAACAGTTATAACTCTGGCTCCGACACCTGATGCGACTCTTGCTTACCAAGTTGACTTTATTGCTCCGGAAACAGGACTTTCTTCTAGCAATGCAAATACTTGGGTCGATACAAATGCTCCTGCGGTTTTATTAGCAGCAGCACTTTATGAAACTTCTGCTTTCCTTAAAGCTGGAGAAACGCTACAACTATATAAAGCACAATTTGATGAGGCTGTGCAACTGTTTGTTCAGGAAATGAGCAGGGATTACGCAGCCGAATATAACGGAGGTATATAATATGGCCATAAGTCAAGCAATGTGTACATTGTTTAAGAAGGATGTCCTTCTGGGTGACCAACACCTAGATTCAGACAGCATCTATATTGCACTGTACACAAGTTCAGCAAGTCTAGCTGCAACAACGGACGGATATGTAACATCTGGCGAAGTTGCCAACGGAAACGGATACACCACTGGTGGAAACGCTCTCGCAAGTAAGACCGTTGAAGAAAACAGCACAAGCGGAGTTTTCGATGCAGCTGATCCAGAGTGGACATCAGCAACTTTTACAGCAAGAGGTGCTCTAATTTACAATAAAACGCTGGGTGATGCTTCATCAAATGCTAGAGGTGCGATTGCAGTTTTAGATTTCGGTGGCGACTTTACGGTTGCTGGAGGAACTTTTAAGATAGTCTTCCCTGCGAACACTGCCTCCAACGCAATAGTAAGGATCGACTGATATGACAATAACCTATGTAAATGATCTCAGATTATCAGAGATGGCAACTGGTGACAACTCAGGCACATGGGGAACTGTCACTAACACGAACTTGGAACTTATCGGAGAGGCTCTAGGCTACGGAACAGAAGCCATAACCACAAACGCTGACACTCATACCTCAACTATAGCAGACGGCTCCACAGACCCTGTTAGAGCTTTATATGTAGAATATACAGGTACACTAGACTCAGCTTGTACAATTACCATTGGACCAAATACAGTAAACAAAGTCTGTTTTATTGAGAACGGAACAGCTGGCTCTCAGAATATTATAATAAGCCAAGGTTCTGGTGCAAATGTAACGATCCCTCCTGGAGATACTAAAGCTGTTTATTTGAATGGTGCAGGAAGTGGTGCTGCTGTTGTAGACGCCTTTGCCTCTTTGTCTGTTGTTGACCTCAAGGTTCAAGACGATCTTACTGTTACGGATGATGTGGCGATTGGTGGATTAGCCACAGTTGGTGGCACTCTTGCAGTAACAGGCGTAGTCACAGCCAACGCTGGTGTGGTTGTAGATAACTTCACGCTTGATGGAACTTCTCTGTCTTTAAGTTCAGGAGTTATGACTATAAATGCCGCTGATGTAAGAATTAAAAATGTAGCTA